TTACAGTCCCAGTAAAGCTCTCCATGTATTCTGACCGACAATACCATCAACCAGAAGATTGTGATCACGCTGGAATCCTTTGATTGCTTCCTGTGTAAGCTTGCCATTGATTCCATCTACTTTTCCACGGTAATAACCAAGAGCCTGTAAATACTCCTGTACAAGAGCTGTAATATTCCCTTTTGAGGTTCTTCCAAGTTCCGGACAACCCGCAAGAGTGTTCTTACCTGGGATTCCATCAATACGTTGGTTGGAAAAACCCTGAGCATTGCACTCAGACTGCAGTCTGCGGATCCAGTTCTCCTTACCAAATACATTTGTTACCGGCTGTGATGCTGGCGCTGCTGCCGGTGCACTTCCTGCAGAAGTTGTTCCAGCTACAGACTTGCCAGCAATAGCTGAAGCAATTGCATCTCCACACTTATCAGCATCCCAGTGATCTGCATCATCCTTATCGTCCACAAATGCACATTCTACCAAAATAGCTGGTGCATTGGTCTTTCTCAACACATACAGTGCCTGGGAATATTTTACGCCTCTATTGGTGATTCCTAGCGCACTTGACACACTCGCACAGATAGATGCTGCAATGTCCTTCGTTTTTTCATCGTAGCACCAAACCTCTACGCCGCCTGTTTTTGAATCACCGGAATAATCATTTCTTCCTGAATTCAGATGGATAGAAACGTCTAGATCTACTGCATGTACATTGCATTTCGCAACAATTTTTCTCAAACAATCTGGCGCTGTAGTTTTTTCGTCGCACGTACAATCATAGACTGTATGGCCAGCTCCTTTCAATGCTGAGATTACTCGGTTCTTGACCTTTCTGTCTTCCACCGATTCCTGTAAAATCCCAACTGCCCCACTGGCTCCCTGTCCCTGTGGACAATGTCCAGCATGAATATTATATATTCCCATATTCTACTCCTCCTTACCGATCTGCTTAATAATCTGATTCACATAATTACTTAGTCCTGCGACCAGTATTCCCTGTGTAATTGCTGCAAAGATTGCCGACAAGATATCCTGCGCTGTGGTAAATGCTGCCACTGATGCCACATAGATTCCACATACAAAGATTCCGACAATGCCAAGTACCAGTGGAATGTATTTATCCTTGATGAATGCTGCCTGCTTAAGCCACATTCCAAGGAAATACAATACCACTGCAACAACTAATAACTCCGGTCTTACATAGCTCATAATATCCATAATTAATGTCCCTCTCTTTCTTCAATCAATTCGTCCAACCTGTGATGCGCTGATTTGGTAGACTGTTCCACTACTACCATACGCTCCACAAGGTTGTTATGTTTCTTAACTTTTTCTTCCAACTGCTCAATCCGATATGTGGTCAGCCTGTTGGCCGTCATGATTCCGGTCAGACTTCCAACCAGCGTTCCGAGCAATGAGCAGATAGCAACTGCTACTTCTGGTGCCATGTATTTGTTCCTTTCTGTTTTTTTCAAGATAAAAAAATAAGACCTTACGGTCTCGCACGTATTTCCATGTATTCTCCTTTCTGCATAGAAAAAGAGCGGTAATTCCGCTCTTGCACAATTCATTTTACAATCGTTCTATCTATTGCACTGTTTGCTAAAAGAATAGTTCACTTCCTATTTTTAATTAGATATACCATTATTTTAAAAGCAAACGCAAATATTAACAATGATAAAAATCCCGCAATCAATTGTCCTACATAATTTACAATTAAAATATCAAAAGATATCAAATATACTAAAACTCCCCAAATTGCAAATAATCCTATGCTTATCAAAGCACTTAAAAACTTATTATATATAAATTTAAGGTTTTTTATAGGAATTATTAAAGCAATTCCAGACATCGCTACCATAGCCATTATATATGTAGTAATATGTTCTACATATAGTTTTGCTTTTGTAACATAAATCGCATCCGTCAATAATCTACGAAAATATGCATTAACTACAGGACTAGACAAAAAAACAAATGTTAAAATAAACACCGAAACAGTTAATATTAACATTTTGCTCGACTTATCTGTATTCATTTCTTCTTGGATATAACTTCTTAAATTTTCATCTAGTTCTTCGACTGGATGTATTTTTTCTAACTCTTTTTTTAGATATTGATGCTCTCTACAAAGTTTTCTTAATTCACATTCAACATTTTCTATTTTTGATTCTAACAATGCTTTTTTGGCTTGAGAAGGTATTTCTTTACTAATTTGTTCTGTAAGAATACTAAGTTCATTATTTAGTTTTCTTATTTCCTCTTCTGTATATCTTCCTTCCCATTCCATATTTGCATTGTTAAGCAACATTTCATATGCTTTATTGGTTTTCTTTTGATCAAAATAAGATTTTATTCCAAAAAAGGCAGAAACCACTCCAACTAATCCAAAGACAAATCCTAAAATTGTAATTATGTATGCAACCTCTGGGTTTGTTACAAACTCTTTCACATTTTCACTCTCCTTCCACCACTATTATATAGCAAAAGGAAAGACCTGCCAATAATAACCTCTTGTCGCAAATACGAAAATACCAACCACCGTATTGATGGTTGGTAGATGAAATTATGCTTCTTTATACTGTTTCAAATCTGATTCGCCTAGCTTTTCAAAAACAAATCCGCAATCAAGACATATATACCTTTGCGTACCAAACGACATTGTATATGCAGATTCTGTACAGGTTACATTCCCTTGCTTACTTATTTTTTCTGGAATTCGTTTTGTTAAGACTGTACTTCCACTAATTCTTTCGGTATTTTCGCTTTTACAAAATGGACATTTCATTGGCATTTCCTCCCGTACATATGATACGTAAATTATACCATAGGTACGGAAGTGCTGCCAATGATTAGTTAATCAGCTCCATAAGCCCCCTGAAGCTTCCTTTAGTTAATTAGTTTCCACTTTCGGTTCTTCCAACTGCATTAATTCTTCATATTGGATTTGTGTGATTCGATTGCCTAATAAATATACATCTAATAGGTTTTTATTTTCTTCCGTCAAACCTTTTCTTTGAATTCTCTTTTTCATTAATATAAATATCATTTT